TCCACTCCACGAGGCATTCGCCCACAGGGTTCTTGACGCTCTCCAAAACCACGCCCTGGCGAGTAGGCAGGAACAGCATATCCACCTTGGAATCGTGGTAGCGAACAACCTCAATCAGTTCGTTGCCCATAGATGATTCGCGGATAGCACCTTCGGCTGCCGGATACATGGCGACCAGTTCGTCGCGGGTCTTGTAGAATGAGAAGTATGCTGCATCTATCTGACCCCAGCGGTTGAACACCGGGTATGCGCCGATTGAATCCATGAACGTGATGCGTGGCATCTGGTTCTTAGCGTCAATCTCTACGATGGCAGGCACGAAACCGTAAGTGAAGTAACGGTCGGCGGCTGTGTACATTTGACGCTGTATGTCACTGTAATCTAGGTAGCCGTTAACGATACGGGTGCGCTTCTCAGCGAACTCTCGCGCAGTGTCCGACACCATCTTGGCACTGGCGCAGTTGAATGCGGGTAGCGGAGCCATGACTTCAGATAGGTCACGGGCTGCAACGTCCACCATGTTAGCGACAATGCCACGGTCAAACGGTCCCTCAGGGAACAGATCGGGGTACACATCGCGCATGCGTCCCTGCCGAACGGCGAGAACGTTCTGCATGCGCTGGTCCCGCTCACCCCACCGGGCCTTCATGCGGTCATAGTGAGACTTGATTGCACGCAGCGAGGACGTATCGCCGTCGTTACTGCTGAAATTCAAGTCGTCATAGATGCTGCTCAAAAATCCTCCTACGCCCCGATGGGCTTCCAAGCCCCTGTTGCCTCCGCTTCAAGGAGGCTGACGGTCGTTTGCTGACTCTTATCCCACGGGGTCAGGAAACTGTTATTGACATGGGACCGCGTGTAGTTGCTTGCCAGGGTTACACGATCCCTGCATGCAAGTTCCGCGAACCATAATGCCATCACAATGTCGGTTTTCTGGTTCTTTGGTGCGCCAGGATGCCAAGTGACCAGTTGCTCTATCAGTTGCTTGGCGCTTTCTTGCCCGTGCGTAGATGGCAGTTCAATCATTTCGTAGCCATCTTCCCAACCATTCCACAAGATCGTCATAGAAGCCACACCAAAATCTGCGTCGTGCTTATTCTGACCAGTGAAATGTGGTTTGATGACGCTGCCACGGGAAGAACAGAACTCGTTCAACTCCCTGTCATGCACCAAGAAGCCCTGGAATCCGTTCTTCTCAATGCGCCATTCAGATATGTTGTACCTATCCGTCCAGCCTTTAATCATTTCCCGCATCGCTTCGGGGGTCACACCAGGCTTATTGTAGATATCTAGCACATAACGTTTCTGTGTTTTAATATCTAGCCCTATAACGACGGCGGCAGTGTGCCCAGCGGTAGCCGGGTCAAGGCCAGCGACAATAACTAGCCCTTCCATGCCCTGCGGTCGGCAATTAACCATACCCTTAGGTATCGGGCCAGCCATACGGTTACCATTAATGCTCGCTTTGATCGCGTCACTATTGAAAATAGCGTCGTCAGATACTTGCTGCTGCTGGTACACCATAGCCCACGCACGCGGTGACACCCTACGGCGCTTCTGAAACAACCTAGGCCCATCCCATTTAGGGTACAAGCCGTTCTCGTCAGCCTCCTGGGTGTCTGCTTTAGACCCCGGCTCCGGCTGATTAGACTTAGGCCAAAGAGTTACCCACTCTTTCGGGTCGTCTTTGAAGTCAAGGACGGCAGGCATGGAGAGATATGACCACGGCGATTCCTCATCAGGGTAGCGGTGAGGGTCGCGGAGTTCGGAATATAAGTCCTTCGCCGCCAAGCGCGTTCCCACGACGAGCATACTGCCTGAAGCCGATACACGAGAGATAACCTCCGATTGAAGCCAGTCAATCTGCTTATCATACTCGTGAGCGTTCGTCAGGTCAACCGTGTCATCAAGAATAATCAAATCAGCGCGAGCGCCATAAATATGCCCACGGATACCCAAAGCCTGAACCGTGGGGTCTTTCTCCCCAGAATCCCTAGCATCATCAGACACATAAATCATCGTCTGATTCCACGCCTCAGAGTTCTTATCAAACCCACCCATCGGCGCGTAAGCCGTAATCATCTCATTATAGCGAGGATGCGTCAAGCGAGTCTTAATCGCGTACAGCATCTTCTTCGCCATCTCCGCCGTCTTCGACACCAAGATCACGCGAATATTCGGGTCCATGCAGATCCGGTAGCACACATAATTGATGGTGATGCTGGTCGTCTTCGCATGCTCCGGCGGCATATTCACCATCACCAGATCACGCTCACCCTTCTCAAAAGTCATACTTGGGTGAGTCCAAGCCGGGTCACGGCCCTCCAACATGTCCACCACATTAGTCATGTGAGGGAACACCTTGGCATCCAAATACTTCTCAGAGAAGTCAGGGAACGAAATCCACTCCCGCTCACGCGGCCCAGCAATCTTCTCAAGATTCTTGATACGCTCCACGGCAACCAGAAACTCAGAGTCCTCACGCCGCCAACGCTCATAAGTAGACCTATTGCGACCGATAACTTCCAAGGCCTGATTAATGTTCATGCCCCGCTGCATCTGAGTCAAGAAGTCCTGCTTAACCACGGCAAGATCCTGACCAACTTTTCTACCTGCCACGGTTATCAAATCCTTCCACCCAACACCAAGGCGGCTCCCTGAGAGCCTTGGTCTGGATTGGTTAAGTACAGGGGAGGGAGGGACGGAACAATAGAGGAGTCCCGACCGACCCACTCACCGCTCGCCTCCGCTCAAAGGCTACGGCTCCCGGTGAGTAGCCACAAGTTCGGGGTTTAAAAAACCCCTCACTATATATATCCCTGTCCAACCACCCAAAACCGGACACCAAAAAACAAAACGTTACCAAACCGTAACCAAAAAATAGGACAAAAACGGACAAACCAGGACACCCACAACAACAATATCACACACAATTACAACATGACTTATACTATTATAGACGGCCGTGGATTTATAAACCTGGGGTCAAGTTTATCTTGACATCAAGATACTTCACATCAAGAAGTCCAACAATCAACTATCTTTCCCTACCATTCCACTAGGGAAAGGGGGTAAGGGTAGCCTAACCTAACCCCAATTTGTATGATACCCGAACAAAAGCGGAGAGACTAGCGTAGGGTATGTGCGTATATCATATGCGGGGGCTAGTTGTCAAGGGTTCGAGAGTGTGGGATAGGTCACATAGAAAGTTTTGGGAATGTCCGTTTTGTCTGTTGCGCTTTGGGTCGTTGTCCTGTAGTGTTGCCGTAGGCAAGATGGAAACAATAGAACAGTGAGAGTTTGCGCTACTAGTAGCAGACCACGGGTCGGTAGACATTCTCTCAACTTTCTTTAGTTTCCACTTGACAGGATAGGCAAGATGTGTTAGAGTAGTACAAGTTAGGCAGAGTAAGACAGGACGGAAGGAGAGTTAGTTATGTCTCGCGCGACTAGCGCGGGAGTGTATGGCAGTGGTACACCTACTGACCTAAGCAGAGTACCGTGGAAGCGTCCGGCGCGTGCCTATGGCTTGCGTAGTGGATCGTCTACTACTGGCTACTATCCTGCGTATGGTCGTAAGCCGCGCCGCACTACCCGCAAGGAAGTAGTGGATACTGTGACTAATCTTGTGGCTCCTGTGGTGCCGGATGATGATGACGCGCCTATCCGTAGGTTTGTTCGGGAGGTGTCTCCTGTGGTGGCATTCGATCGGGAGAATCGACCCGCCTACAACTAGACTGCCGGAGGTGACTGGGGTAGCGCCCTAGCCCGATGGACTGCCCTTCTGAGTGGACAGGGCTACGCCAAGGTGGCGTGGTAGAGACGGGTTCGATCCCCGTAAGGGTGGCGCAAGACTTGACAGGCTTGGCAGAGTGTGCTAGGCTTGCCGTGCAAGACAGGATGGAAGGATAGGACAGTGAGAGTACGTAACTACAGGGTAGTGACCCGCTACTACGGGCCTACGGACACTAAGGGTTCCTACATCACGGTTCGCCGTGATGGTGGCAGGGTGGCGCGTATCCCCTACGATCACGCGGCCAGTAACGCCCACGAGTCTGCCGTCGAACAAGCGTTCGAACGGTGGGGCTTGAGGATTGATGGCTACGGTTTCACAGATACGGCTCGTGGTGGTCGCGGTAACGTGTACCATGTGACGGTGGAAGGATAGGACGATGGATATTCTGACGGTGACATGCCTAGTGTTGGCTGGTGTGATCGTGGGCTGGCTAGTGCATGAGGCTCGTGACATGATCGACGAGATGCGAGAGGACAGGATGGAGGAGGAATCATGGCACTAACGGAACGTAACGTGCGACGCTACGAGCGAGCATTCGCCAGGGTGATCCGTGGGCACACTACCTACGACAAGGTGCAAGCAGTGCACTGGTATGAGGATGCTGAATCGTACTGCCGGTTCCTGGCTAGTAACTATGACGTTAGCCTGGAGCAAGCGTGTGGTGTGATGTCTGCGTTCTCACCTAGGGTGCAGTGGTCGCGCAACAAAGTTCTAGCGGAATTGTATCTGCAAGGTGAGCCTACGCCAGGCTTGGCGCAGTCTCGTCGTAGCGCGGATGCCACTATGGTGGCCGGTATCGACGCATTGAAGGGACCGAAGACGCATGCGTTCGCTCGTAACATGTACGGCGATACGGATGCTGTGACGATTGATGTGCATATGATGCGAGCGGCAGGGTTCGATGATCGTGACTCACCTACCGTGGTGCAGTATCGTGAACTGTCAGTGGCAGTGCGTAGGCTGGCGCGTAAGCACAAGATGCAGCCGCGTGACATGCAAGCACTAATCTGGATCAAGCAGCGAGGAAGGGCAGAGTAATGACGGAAGTTCTGGAGCAGACACGACGGGACATGCACGGTGTGGTCGTGTGGGAAACATGCTGGAGCGATGACACTTGGACGTATGAGATCCGTGGTGTGACGTTAGGTAAAGTGCATGAGGATAATGACATCATCCACGACACTAGGCTGGATGATGATGAACTATCCGAAAGGGTGCTGGAATATATCGAAGGGGCGGTACGATGATGAAGACGATTGCGGATAGCACGTTCACTGAGATGGTGCGCGTGATGCAGGATGCTGGCGTAGACCACGAAGTGCAGAAGGTCATTGCCGGTATGGTAGGTAGCATGCTCGTGGCGGAATGGTCACGGGGA